TAGGTAAGGATGTTTATTTTTGGGAAAATAAAAAACTGGCAGCTAAGGCACGTAAACTTTTGGAGAAAGATATTAAGCTATACGAAGATACGTTTCAAAGAGAGGCAAGATATGACAACGGATGACAGATCGGCAGAATTTGTTAAAGCTATTGAAGAATGGAGCAGCTCCAAGTTTCTCGCTAAGGTAGAGTCACCTAAAGAGATAGAACTGGTAATCAATGCAGATTTTGAAGAAATGCAGTCATGGAGTCAGGAAACGTGCTATATCAACGCTTTTAGGCTCTATGCGTATTCAGAATACTTGGCCGGAATAAAAGCCAAAGAAAAAATCGTTTTAGATTGGGCAGATGGTGCTATTTGGTTTATAATAGGTAGTACATTAGACCAATACGGTGACGGGTTTACTAAATGGGAAAAGAAATATTACTCTGCTATAAAAGAAAATCCACTAGCCACAAAGATACTTAAAGTAAAGAACCATGCACATGCTAGGGTTTCGTCGGTAGACGGTAAGCAGGAAAGAATGATTAAAATGGCAGACACACTAAATAATATGGCTAGGAGAAAATAATGAGCGACATAAAAGAAAAGGTAAGACGACTTATCGACAAGGCCAAAGAGTCGGGAGATGTTGACCTTCTAGATTTGGCTATGGATTTGCTGGATCAGGTTCCAGTTACAGTAGCGGAAACGAACCAAGCGTCGAATAGAGAGAAAGAAGTTCCCCGTGATCCGGTTTCCGGTGGAGAGTTTCGTATGAACGCTGAGACTAAAAATCCTAAACCGTTAGAAGTAAGACAAAGAGAAAACCTTTACCAAGACACGGGTGAACATAAGGATAAAAATAACAAGACTCCAGAAATTGAGCTAACCGAAAGACGAAGGCCATCCTTTAAAAAAGTAGAACAAACTTGCCAAAGATGTACCAAGTCCGTTCTTGTTAATCCATCATTCGCTAGAGATTTTTTCACCTGCGACTCCTGCCTAAGAAGATAATTTATGAGCAGTTTGAAACTAAGCGATTTGGCAGCAGAAAGAGCCGTACTAGCAGCATTGTGTCAGTACGGTTTGGACGCTTATCTTGAGGTAGACTTTGTAGATTCTCGGTCTTTTACAGATCCTATGAATCAGCTTTTGTTTGACTGCATTTATAAGTCTATTTCCGAAAATACTCAGGTCGAGCTATCCTCGATACTGTCGGCTGGTAACGACCTAGGCGTATCAGAACAGATGAACTCCAAGGATGAAATATCCTTCATGCGTTCACTGTTTAACTTTCCTATAACTAAACAGAACGTAGGGGTATACGCTGCAAAAATAGCGAAGTTAAAACTAGCTAGAGACTTATCGCAAACTTTAAAGGCTTGTCAAAAAGAACTAGGCAACGTTACTGGCGACGAAGATATTATGAATATCGTCGCCAAGATCGAAGAGCCTCTTCTAGATGCGACTGGTGATATTTATCAGTCTTCCAGCAAGAAAACTGAATTGTTAGGGGATGGCTTAGATGACTACTTAGAGTTCTTGTCTGAAAATGTTTCTGACTTCGTGGGGATTCCTACAGGTCTTCCCGCCTTAGATGCTGCAATCGGCGGTGGGCTGAGAAGAAAGTGTGTTGACCTTGTTGCAGCTAGGCCAAAAGTTGGTAAGTCTATGCTTGGTGACGCTGTTGCAAAGCACGTAGCGTCAAATATAGGTGTTCCGGTTCTTGTTTTAGACACAGAAATGTCAAAAGAAGATCACTACAATAGAATGTTGGCTGATGAGTCTGGGGTAGAGATTAACAGAATATCCACAGGCCGTTTTACAGAAAGTGAAATCGAAAAAGAAAAAGTTCATAACGCAGCAAAAAAACTTCAAGAAATTCCATACCACTATATCAGTATTGCTGGCGAATCTTTTGAGAACATTATTTCTCAGATGAGAAAATGGATTTACCAACATGTAGGATTTGACGAATCTGGCAGAACAAACGATTGTGTTATTGTGTACGACTATCTAAAATTAATGGGTAGCGAGGGCATTAACGCATCTATGCAAGAGTATCAAGTGCTTGGTTTTCAAATTACCAAGTTGCACAACTTTGTTGTAAAGTATGACGTTGCATGTCTAGCGTTTGTTCAGTTGAACCGTGACGGTATTACAAAAGAGACAACGGACGTTGTTTCCGGCTCTGACAGGCTTGTGTGGCTCTGTACCAGCTTCTCGATCTTCAAGCTAAAGTCAGATGAGGAAAAGGCAGAAGATGGGCCTGAGAACGGAGATAGGAAGATTGTTCCGGTCGTTGCTAGGCATGGCGAAGGCTTGGACGACGGTGACTACATTAGTATAAAAATGTTTGGTAAATTTGGAAGAATCCAACAAGGGTTAACTAGGAACGAAATTCATGACAGTTCGCGATCAAGAGAGCAAGGATTTGAAACCGAAGAATTTGACGAAGAAGAAGATATCGTCACTCTGTGACGCACTGCTTCCTAAGTCGAAACAGCTACTAGAATATTTTGGCGTAGAGTGGCTAGAGTTTCCCAACAGACTAGCCTTCGCCTGCCCGATTCATGGTGGAGATAATCCAGAGGGCTGCTGCATATTCACTGACGGTCAATCTAATGCAGGAAATTGGTCCTGCTGGACAAATCATTGTGAAGAAGAGCATATCGGAAATCTTTTTGGCTTTGTTCGCGGTTGCTTGGCACAGCATAGAAAAAAAGATATATCCATGACGGAGGCTGCAAATTTTATTTGCTGGTTTTTAGATACTGATATAGAAGATATAGAGTCTAAATCTATTGATAGATCGTTTAGGTCAATAGATGTATTCAACAGAGAAATCGTGAGAAAAGAGTCCCAGTTTTCAAGGTCGTCAATTAGAAACAAGCTAAAGATTCCTTCGGAATATTTTTTGGGAAGGAATTATAACCATGAAGTATTGGAAATTTTTGATGTTGGAGAATGTACCGTTGAAAATCAGCCCATGTCAGGAAGGGCCGTGGTTCCTCTGTATGACGAATCTAACAACTATGTAGGATGTGTTGGTAGAGCGATCAAAGAGCATCTACAGCCTAAATGGTTGCATAGCAAAGGTTTTAACAAAAACATACTTTACGGACTAAATCACGCCAAAGATAACATACTTGAAACAAGAACGGTTATTCTGGTAGAGGGTCAGGGCGATGTTTGGCGAGCATTTGAATCCGGTCTAAACATGACAGTAGGAATATTTGGCACAGCACTAAGCGAAGACCAATTAATACTACTAGAGTCGTCAGGAGCGTTGAACATTGTTATACTAACAGATTATGACGAAGCGGGAAAGAAGGCCGCTGAATCAATAATTAAAAAATGCGGAAGAAGATTTAATTACATTAGGCCGGATTTGGACGATTGGTTCGAGGCCAATAATGTTCCAACGAAGCAACGCGACTTGGGGCAGATGACAGGTCAAGATATCGAACAAGAAATTTTCCCCTATTTACCATTTACAAAGGAAAAAGAATGAGCGACGAGTCGGGAACTAGAATATTGGCATTTGCCGGTGCAAAGCAATCAGGAAAAACAACTTCGTGCAACTTTTTGCATGGATACCAGCTTCGTGCCCAAGAAGTTGTTCAGAATTTTGGCATAGAGCCTGAATCGGGTAAGCTTGTTATAAATACAGAAATCTTAGGAGAGGATGGTAAAAAGGAACAAGGAGACACCTTTTTAGATGTTTCCAGACGAGATTCTGAGTTTGTCGAATGGGCCATGTATAACATGTGGCCTTTTGTTAAGAAGTATTCTTTTGCAGATTCTTTAAAGAGTATCTGCATGTCCTTGTTTGGATTGACCTACGAGCAGTGCTATGGAAGCAACGCTTATAAAGACCAGATTATTCCTCACCTACTGTGGGAAAATATGCCGGGGGTGATATGTAAACCAAACTGGGCGGCATGTGGAAATGCTAAATATAGCGATATTGATCCTAAATCAATCGGCTTAATGGAACATGAGCCGGGGCCAATGACCGCCCGTGAGTTCATGCAATTCTTTGGCACAGATGTTATGCGTAAAATATGGGAACCTATTTGGATAAAAAGGACACTAAAAGATATTGAAGAAGAACGTCCGCTATTAGCAATCATCGACGACTGCCGTTTCAAAAATGAAATACTGGCAATCCAAGAGGTCGGAGGCAAAGTAATAGGACAGACAAGAAGTCCCCACGCAGATAGTCACTCTAGCGAAAAAGAAATCAAAGATAATTGGAATCTTTTAGATAGGGTAATAGATAATCAGGACATGGAAATCCACGATGTTTGTAAAGTGGTAATTAACATTCTTGGAGAATGGGGCTGGCTAGGAGCTGCTACAGTTACTAACGGCAAAAGAACTCTCCACACCATAAAGGACAACTAATGATTGTAGAATATATTCGTAGTTCAAGCTACAGCAATTGGGAATATTGCGAATTGCAATATTTTATCACCTACAACTTGGGGTATCAGTCACCCTCTGGAAAAAAGGCCCAACTAGGAACAATGGTACACAAGGTGATGGAGTGCCTAGCGTCCTGCACAAAAGATATTCAAGAGCAGCAGATGGACAGAAAAACTCCAAGAAGTATCACAGATGATGCACTTGGAGAGGTTAGTTTTACCGAGACAAAATTAAAAACTAAAAAGTTTGTAAAAGAACTTTTGGACAGAAGTTTTGAATGGTATTCGTCAAACGATCATCATAGCTACACGCCAGCAGATGTCAAATTTTGCCAGAAGCAAATCGATGAGGCTTTGTCATTTAACGATGGACAGTTTGATCCCCGCAAAAGAAGGATCGTAGACACAGAACCTCAATTCGATATTCCTATCGACGAAGACTGGGCTAAGTTTACCGACGAGGATGGAACTGAAAAGCAGCTTGCGATAAAAGGGACTATTGACCTCGTTACGGAAATTGACGGCGACACAATAGAAGTGGTGGACTGGAAAACGGGACAAAGAAAAAACTGGGCCACAGGAGAAAAGAAAACGTATGAGAAACTCTTAGAAGATCCTCAGTTGTTGCTCTATAATTATGCTATATCAAAACTGTATCCTCAGTACAAGCAGGCGATTATGAGTATATTCTTCACCCGTGATGGTGGTCCGTTTAGTATGTGCTTTGACGAATCTGACCAAAAGCTATTTCTAAGCATGTTGGAAAAAAGATATAAAGACATAAGCAAAACCAAGTTTCCAAGACCTTGTTCAAAAAACAGAGCAAGTTTTAAATGTACTAGGTTGTGCCACTTTTACAAAACTAACTGGCCCGGAACTGATAAAACCATGTGCAATCATGTAGAAGACAGGCTTTACGACATAGGGCATGACGCAACTGTCAAAGAGTGTACCAAAAAGGGTCATAGTGTAGGATATTACGAGGCACCGGGATGATGAAAATTTTTCAAATAGGATTCAATAAGTGTGGCACAGCTAGTTTGTACCATTTTTTCAAGGATAACGGTCTTAAATCTCTTCATTGGAGATGGGGAGATGAAGGTGCTTACAAGTATGCTGCACTTGAGATGAAAAGGAACTACGAAAATAAACGTCCACTTCTTGAAGGCATGGAAGAGTTTGCCTTTTATTCAGACATGGAATCTCACCTAGATGGATTTGACAATGATCGGGACGATTACTTTCCTTGTGTTCATGCGTACATAGATTATTTCAAAGAAATGGATAAACAATACCCAAATTCTAAGTTTATTCTAAATGTCAGAAATGTTGATAATTGGATTAAAAGTAGGCAACGACATATGTTTGGCAGCGGAAGAACCTATCTCAGTTCATACATGCATCATATGAAAATGACCAAAGAAGAAGCACTGACTTCATGGAGAAATCAGTGGGATGCACACATCAATAATGTACTAGAATACTTTAAGTACAGGCCGGATGATGTGCTTTTATTTAATTTAGAAGAAGATGACGCTACTAAAATCAAAGACTTTTTCTCAGAAGATTTAAATTTAGATGTGTCACATTGGAAACAGCACAATAAAACACAATCATTAATACCTGTTACTGAGAACGTCAAGAAGGATAAAAAGGAAAGAGTTGTATTATGGAAGAGGTGATTTAAATAAAATATGAAAAAACAAGTTGACAAAAGACAATTTGTATGTTATAATAAGACGTACACTAACTTTGCGAAATAAATTTGAGGAACGATATGTGGAATCCAATTAACTGCAAAACTCACTTCTCCCTACAAAGTGCGTTTTGCAAGTCTGATAAATTGGTAAAACGCTGTGTGGAATATGGATATACGGCGTTTTACCAATTAAT